ACACAGTTACCCTGTGTGTGAGTATTTAACGTTTGTCCACGACACGGCTATTCCGTTTGTGCTACTGTAACTTCGACTTTGGTAATACTTACGAAGATTCACATCTATTCTATGTCTGTTCTTCGGTGCGTTCGGTTCATCGCCGCTCATATCGTTTTTCACGCTTGCGTAGGTTGCTGTCTTATCTCAATTTATAACATCCTCGTTCAAATATACTTTAATCCGAAATCAATAAAATTAAATACAAAAAACCTATTTTCTTTACCTTGATGTTTCCATTCATCCTATGTCTTCAATCTTATGTACATGTCTGAAGAGCTTTAGTTAAGCCCACCTTCAGCGATCTTAAGGTAAGCGAAAGCCCAGAATCGTGAGGTTCTCTTTTGGTCGTGTGGAAACTGATTTTAGTTTCTGATTTCGTTGGAACGGATTGGTCGATACCGATGTCTGTTGTCGCTCACCTCTCATGACGACGTGAGGAATAGCAACGCCAGTTGGATTATCTGGTGGAACACCACTTCTTAGTCTATTGCTGCTGGGTCTCTTAGCCAACCCTCCCTTTGGAAAAAACAATCAATCAATATGGCTACAACTAATGAAATTAATACTGCGCTTTCCCAACTTCTCGTCTCTCTTCGTGTTGATGACAATGTTTCCATAGCTACTGAGGGTGTCGTTCCCTCCACCGGTCCACTTCCCCAACAATTTTCCCTCCTCTGTGAATTTCGAGAGTCCCATAAGACTCTCACCGATCTTGAAACCCGATTCGATCTTGACTTTGCCTATCCGGACGATGAATACACAGCAGCTCTCACCTATAGTTTGTACGATCTTCTTTCCAAATTCCGTAGTGCCCGCGAACTCATTGACCTTGACCAACCTTACTCCGAAGAATATTTGTATCGCCTAATTCAAAATGCCGCTATCACTTGTGCTATCTGGAGTGAAGCTTCTGATAATGGAGATCTTGTTTTTGATATCCTCAGTGATGATGATGATTTCTTTCCCCATCCCACTCCTGTTTCCTCTGACGATGACGAACCACCCCCTCTTGAAGAAGTTTTTGTTAAGGACTTGACTCAAGAAGGAGTCGAACCTAATCCCGGTCCCGTTGTCACCCACGTGCGTCATAATCGCTCTAGCACGTGTGTCCCGACTAAGGCTGAACGCAAACGTTTAAAGAAAGAACAGCGCGAATACGTTCGAATGCTCGCTGACGCTGCTAAGAATCACATCAAAACTTCTCTTCTTCCTGAAGCCCAACTTGGAGGAATTAATATTCCTCAACCGATGTATACTCCCGTACCCACTTCCCTTGATTCCCCTCAGAATGAATGTTCAGTATGTAAATCTACCAAGTGTGATTGTATGGTCAAGAAATTGGCTGCTGTAGCTTCCACAACTTCATTTCTCAGTTCTCTTCTTAAAATTGTTCGTACTATTCTTAATTGGAATGTTCCTGAAGCGCAAATGGGTCTTTTCTCTATGTTTACTGCTGATCATTCTGATTTGTTTACCAACTTGAATCAGAAGATACAGGACATTCCTAGCCGTGAAGAAATTGCCACTTCTATTTCCGACATGGTTAAAAATGTCCTTGATAGTGAATGTGGTGCCATTCCAATTACCGTCCGCACCATGCTCAAAGCTCTCATCTCTGTTGTAGTTGTTTTCTCTTTTTATAAATTAGGTCTCCTTGTTTTTGATGTTGTCAAAGTTCTCTCTACTTTTTTCCTTGCATCCTTTGAATACTCTAAAGATGTTATTCAGACTCTTACTGAATGGTGTTCTCCTAACGATGTTCTCCCCGCCGCTCAAGTTGGCAGTTTTCAACCTGAAGATTGGTTAACTCTCTTGCCCAATCTTATTGCTTGTTTCTTTTCCCTTTGCACTGTGTTCCTTGTTGGCAAGATTCCTGGTAAGGATAACACTCCTGAATCATGGATGAGAAAAGTCTCGATGTTTCCTCGCTCTTGTGTCGCTGTTAGTGACATTTTCGAGTATCTCAAGAAGAATGTTACTGTGTGTATGTCATTGTTCAAGACGAAAGTCTTGGGTTATGATGAAGAAATTATGAATGATGCTATCCCTGAAATTAAGGATTGGATGCTTTTAGTCGAACTCTATTCCTATGAAAAGAACATGAAAGAAGCCTGTACTACCCGTGATGGCAAGTTTCGTCTTCTCACTCTCTATGCCAAAGGTCACAACATGCTTCTCAAGTACAATTCTATCCTCTCTCCCGAATACAAACAAGCCTTTCAACGAATGATGGTTCAAGCTACTAAAATAAAAGCGTATGTTGAGTCTAATTTTCCTGATGTTAAATCAATTCGTAATGTCCCCCTAGCCGTTTGGATGGTGGGTGAATCCCAGATTGGTAAATCCCGCTTACAGTATCTTATTTCTACCGAACTAGCTATTTCAGCTGGTTGTGATGACCCGAAGTCTCAGATTTACATGCGTTGTGTTGAACATGAATTCTGGGATGGGTATCTCAATCAATTTGTTACTATTTTTGACGATTTTGGTCAAATGCGAGACACTGTCGCCCAACCCAACATTGAAAATTTCGAAATCATTCGTTCTGTCGGTCCTTTCCCTTACCCCCTCCATATGGCCGACATTTCTGCTAAGAATTCCACTCTTTTTACTTCCGGTGTTGTGCTTTGCAGCACCAATCGTGTTGACTTTCCCATTGAATCTCTCACATACCCAGATGCTGTCTGGAATCGCCTAACTCAGTCTTGGTATGTTACAGTCAATCCCATGTATCTCACTCCTGAAGGTAAACTCAACATCCCACTCATCCAGCTCAATTCCCCTCTAACTAGAAATGGTAAGAGGTGGGAAGTCAATCCCTACATCTATCGTTTCACCAAGTTTAACGCACGTCACCGCGTTGTGAATGATATCGTTCATTTGCCTTCTGTTGGATGGGACGAATTCATTCAGGTGCTTAAGGATGATCTCGCTAGCCGTTCTCAAGACGGTTCTAACCTCGATGCCTTTCTTGATTCTTACGTTGCTGACAAGAAGGATATCCCTGTAGCCCAGATGGATAGAATAGAAGAAGTAGAAGAAGTATTTCATGATGTTCCTGAAAATTTGCATGATCTTCACAATGTTTTTGCTCAAAATGGTACTGCCTTCCCCAAAGGTCCTTCAGTTGGTCAAGTCTTTAACTGGGTTAAAGAACTTGATGGTCGTGTAGCTGGTGCTACAGATCTCGATGCGTCCATTTATCTTGCCATGGCCAGTGGTGAGCTCCTTGAACTCACCGGTGACCCTTACAAAGTGTCTATGTTGTCTCATACTCCGCATTATGTCACTGCGAGGATTATGGAAGTGTTTCTAGTCGCCTACCTACATGCCCATGATTCTTTCTCCAGTAGAATTTGTAAAGTCCTCCAGAATTGTTCTAATATTTTCCTTGCTAAAGCTCGCGCTATTTCACCCCGCGTACTTGATTTTGTTAAATGTATGATTGCTGTGTCTGCCTTCACTCTCGTTAAAGTTTCTAAATTTATCTATGACAATCCTTTCTTCGCCGGTGCTATAACTCTTTTGCTCATATCTTTAAAGAATAAAACCACCTCTGCGTCCCCTTTGCCCCCTCCCTCTCCTTGTGCTCTTACTAGCGAGTGTGAGAGCGACACCCGAAACGCTCAACCTCGCCTCCGTCCTACTACCAAACCTGTTTCGGTTGGGCGCATTCGTGTTGCCAAAGCTGAAATGGGCCAGAGTACTGGTCAACTTGATGTCATTGCCAAAGTTCGTCACCAACAGTATTTGATTTATCTTGATTATCATGCTTCCGATACCAAACAACTCCTCGGTGTTGTCACTAACATCGTAGGCCAAATTTTCCTTGCCCCTCGTCATTTCTATACTTATGCTATAAATCACCCGCCAGATGAAGTCCGTCTAGTTTGCCTTGACAATGTCAAGTGCGAAATTAGACATAATTTTGATAGTTTCTTTGGAACCATTGTTGACATTGAAGATCCTGATGGTCACCCCCGTGATGTCATGGTCTTTAACGTCCCCAATTCTGTCCGAAGGAAAAACATTTTGTCCCATTTTGCTACTCTTGAAGATGTTGCTAAACTTCACGATCGTGAATTTTACGCAACTCTCTCCGGACTCGATGTAGAAAAAGATTCAGTTATCAAAACCAATACTTCTGGCAAGTGTTCCGTACTCAAAACTAGTCTAACGTACACGCTCGCTAATCAAAATGCTCCCCCTACCCTAGTCACTACAACAGGTATTGCTGCCTACACAATCCCCACTAAACACGGTGATTGTGGTAAGATCCTTTCTGTTAACTCCGACGCTCTTTCCGGACGTGTGATTGGGATTCACGTAAGTGGATCCAAGAGTGGATTTAACTACGCCCAAATCATACATCGTGAAGAGTTGTTGGAGGCAGTTGCCTGTTTCCCTGCTACCGCTCAATGTGCCAGTGCTTTAGATTACCTCGACCCTCAAGAAGGAGTCCCTCTCGACTCCGGCTTTATACATTTAGGTAAGCTACCTCATGTCATTCCTCAATCCTCCCGAACTACCATAGTCAAATCTCGAATGCATGGTCAGGTCATTCCTCCTCAGACCAGACCAGCTATTTTGAAACCCACCTTGATAAATGGCGTCCTCCATGACCCTTTATTGGAAGGCGCAAAGAAAGCTGGTATCACTTGCGGGGTTATTCCTAGTGTTATCCTTGACGCCGCAGTCCGCGACGTTAAGATTAATGTTATGACTAACTTCCGTGAAGATCCACCAGTTATCCGAAAGCTCACGCTGGAGGAGGCCGTTGCCGGAATCCCCGGTGATGAACTCTTCCAGCCCATCAACAAGACCACATCTCCTGGTTATCCTTATTGCTTGCAACCTCGTGCCCCTGGCAAGCAAAAAGGAAAAACTAATTGGTTAGGAAAGTACGACTTCGAACTTGACACTCCTGAATTTGAACAATTGAAAGCTGACTGTGAAAAGTTAGAATCTGATGCCGCAAACAATCGTCCCATTGATGTGATCTGGATAGATACATTGAAGGACGAAAAACGCCCTCACGAAAAAGTCGACGCTGGAAAAACCCGAATCATCTCCAATGGCCCTATGCACTACAACATCGTCTTCCGCATGTATTTCATGGCTGCCTTAGCTTTTCTTCGCCACAACCGTATTTTTAATGGACTCGCCATCGGTTTGAATGTCTGGAGTGCTGAATGGGATTTTCTTGCAAAATACCTCTTAGCACTCTCTGAGATTTTACTCGATGGCGACTTCGTTACATTTGACGGTACTCTCATGTGCCAAGTGATGTGGGCCATCTTCGGCATACTTGACGGAATGTACGACGATGGCCACACCACTATCCGTTACAATTTATGGTATGCTGCAGTATATGCTACCAGATGTAATAATGGTAACGTTTATCAGTGTACACACGGCCTGCCCTCAGGTTTTGTGGCCACTGCTGAATGTAATTCATTATACGTCCAAATTTTGTTTCGTTGCGCCTATTTGCTTCTTGCTAGAATTCATGCTCCCCACTTGGCGAACATGAAATCTTACAATGAGCATTGCCGCGTAATTGCGTATGGCGACGACAACATTCTCGCCGTCTCATCTGTTATTGCTGAATGGTTCAATATGGAAACAATCATCCCCATCATGAAAACTTTCAACATGCATTATACTCCCGCTGATAAATCCAATGTTATTCTTAAGACCAAAAACATCGATCAAATTTCTTTTCTTAAACGCTATTTCCGTAAAGTCCCAAGTGTGAATGGTTTCACGCCTATCTACATGTGCCCTGCTGATTTAATGTCCCGTCTTGACATGCTTAATTGGACCAAGGACAGAAAGCTCCCTAGTAACCCCGAAGAGGCCGATCTGGTCTCTGAGGTTCTTAAGGAGCTTTCTGTTCATGGTAAAGTTGTATATGATGAATGGTCACCAAAAGTGATCAAATCCGCTCTCTCGTCCGGTGTTACCGGTTTCCGTGACGAGGGTATGTACACATATCACCATCAAATAATTACCGGTTCTTCTTCTCTCCCGACTCCCCGCTCTCGTGATCTTGCTTCGTCCATACAATCTTCTGAGGTTAATAAACGACTTAGTACTGCTGTGAGTGGAAGTGGTGTGGCTATTTAGCTTTATATTCTAGGTTCACCAGGAGCATCCCTCCATTAACCAAGAAACCCTCAGTGCGAAATTCTGTCTAAGTAAACAAATTTTTAAGTACCCTACTTACCGAACAACAAAACTTCAATTCAACTCCTGATATTACTTTAACCACCGATACAACCACCAATGATACCGTTATCCTTCGCGATGATGGAACCGTTGAATCCGACCAATACACCGCTAGTGACGGCAACATCCCTTCCCTTTTGTACGATTGCATTGGAGACAAGTCTGATCATACCATCAAAGACTTCCTTTCTCGACCTGTAATTCTACAACAAGGTGTTTGGGCTGACACCGACGCCCGCGGTGCTGTTTTAGCCAACATGATTTTCCCCAAAAACCTTTTTGACACCACCCCTCTCACTAGTAGCTATAAAGTTCTCCAAAACATCAATAAGCTTGATGGTTTTGTTGCCCTCAAGGCGCGCGTTCGCGTTCGTATTGAAGTCAATTCCCAACCATTCCAAGCTGGAGCACTCATGATGCACTATGTCCCATATTCCGAATACATGAATTCCCACACCCAATGGTACTCTACTTCCACTGTTACCGATACCATAGCCGCCTCTGGCTGTCCTCATGTCACTATGAATTTAGCAAACACTACCGCTATGGAGTTCACTACTCCTTATGTTTCTCCTTATCTCTATTTTAATTTAGCTACTGGTCAAGGTTCTTTTGGTAATGTTGTCATTTCTGTTCTCTCTCCCATTGCTTCTGTTGCTTCCACCACTGCTAATTATACTATCTGGGCCAACTTTGAAGAAGTCGAACTCTGCTATCCTACCGACGCGCCTCTTACCACCATTTTTGCGCAGTCTGGTAATGAAGTTGCAAAGCTTCATAGTAGAGGATCTATTTCCTCAACAGTTGGTTCAGTAGGCAACGCTATTGCTGATGTGTTGCCCTGGGTCGGTTTGGGTTGGTTGTCCGCTCCCACGCGGATGATCGGCTCAGCCGGCGAAAAAACTCTTAAGATGTTAGGATTTTCAAAACCTTCCGTAGAAGCCCCTGTTACCTCTGTTAAACAAATGCCTACCCAATATTTTATGAATTCAGACGGTGCCGATTCTAGCCATAAGCTAGGACTGTCAGCCGCCAACGCTCTTTCCCAATTTTCAGGTTGGGCTGGTACTGACGATGATGAGATGCGTCTCGATGTCATCTCGGCCCGCCCTTGCTTGTCCACCACTTTCGACTGGAAAACTTCTCAAGCTGCTGATACTTCCATTTTCCTCCAACCCGTTTCTCCTCTCCATACCCAAACTCTGGTTGCTGCTGTTGCTGGTCGTTATGCCCGCCCCACTTCCCTTCCTTTGTGTGCTAAGGTCGCGTCACAGTTCGCTATGTGGCGTGGAACCATGGTGTACAAATTCAAAGTTGTTAAAACCCAATTCCATTCCGGTCGCCTCCGTATATCATTTCGTCCCTATGCTTATGCTGATTCCACCACCATTCAAAATATGCCCGCCTACGCCTTCACTGAAGACATAGATCTCGCCGCCGGATCGGACTTCACTTTTGAAGTCCCATTCGTTGCCGTCCGTCCATGGCTCCAGACTAATTATGACCCTGCAACCGCTATCGCTAGTAGTGACATTAGGAACGTTGCCACAGGGGTTGTACAGATTTCTGTTATTAACCCCCTTGTCAGCGCCTCTACTGTTGCTACCACCGTTGAAGTTCTTGTGTTTGCTAGTATGAAAGATGCTCAATTTTCCGCTCCTATTTTAACTCCATTCCTTCCTTACAATATTCCCAACGTTGCTCAGTCCGGCTTACCTGAAGCCCAGTCTGGCAGAGCGCGTGTTGTAAAAACCGAATCAGACAGTTCTCTTGTTTCCAGTCACCAACCTATTTCTGTCTTTCCTTCTTCTTCTTGCGCTGGAGAGGTTGTCACTTCTTACCGACAGCTTCTAAAGCGCTCTTCATACCTTGGCTCTCTCACTCTCAACGCTTTTTCCAACGCTTCTACTGCAGGTGGGACCGGTCAAGGTTTCGTTCTATATCCTTGGGCCCCAGTTATTCCGCAGAATGGCGCTTTTGCTGTTTCTGCTTCTGGAGCTCTCACTCCCAAATACACTTCAACTTACTCCGTAGGATCCACTACCCCCCAATCTATCATTCAGAATGTTGACACCTATTCCAGTCTCTACTCTCTTTTTGCTTTTTACCGTGGTTCCATCCGTATTAAACTTGTAATTTCCAAAGCTGGTACAAATTATGATGCCAAAATGCCCATCAACATTTTCGTTAATAATCTCGTCTCCGCCGTCCCCGAAACTTGGAGGCAACCCATGCTTCCTAACGTCGCTGCTGGCGCAGGCGCTTCCAATCAACTAGGTTCTGGTCCCATACAAGCCCTCATTGATGCTCCTTTTACCACTGTCGCTACTCTTAAGGCTGGCTTTGCCTACTCCCCTGGCTTTGCTGAATTTAAGACTGTGGCTTTTCCCGATAAAGATGGCATCATAGAATTCGAAGTCCCATACCATTCAACAGGTCATATGTGCCCCACTAATTACGGTCTCGATGACAACTCTACTGCGCGTTCAATCGTCTACCCGATTCCTACTGTAACCATCACTGGTCCCACCCTTCTTGGGTCTACCATCGATATTTACCGTTCGGTCGGTGACGATTTTTCGTTCGGTGGCCTTCTTGGCTGCCCCAAACACGCACTTTGGAGCCGTAACAAAGATCCTGTTTAAACCAGACCCACCCGTCAGAGAATGGCGTGTGGCTATCTTTCCCTTAATTTCACTCGTCCCTCTCAAAGCCGGTGCGTGTGTTGACTGATAGGTTTTCTTGCTCCTTAAGAGCCTGTTTTACTCCGATTCAGCCGATTATACTGGTT